GATTAAATTAGATGGTTTTGAGCATGGTGGTGGAGTGAACTGTAGACATTACTGGAGTCCAATTGATGTTTAAGTTACAGAATATATTGAAATTTAAGGAGTCTGATGTAAGAAAAATGGCCGATAATGCTGTGAATCAGACTAAAAAGCAGATTGCAAGTGGAAAAGATTTTTCAAACAAACCATTTCAACCTTATTCCAGAGAGTATGCGAAGAGTAAAGGTGTAAGTAGAAGTGCAGTCAATTTAAAATTGACTGGTAAGATGTTACAGGCATTTAGAGTACAGCGTACTA